AATAGCAGCAGTTGTACAAAGAATGGTTGCAAAGACTGAAAATACACCTGATGGATTACAAACATTAATTTCTGAAGAAGAACGTAAACAATTGATGGATGAAGTAGTGAAGATAAGTAAAAACACCGAATAAAATGAGTAGCTCTACCAATGTAATGGATATTGTTAGGAACCTTAGCCAACAGGCTAAATCCATGGATCCATCAAATATTCTTTCAGCAAATCCAAACTTTCAATTAGCTGTTGTAGTTGATATTATACTGGATGAAAATCATCCATATATGGGTAAGAATCAAAATGATCCTAATACATATTCATCACCAACAATAAAATATCAACAAGTGCCAGTAAACTACAACACGAATGTTCCATCTCCATCGGATGTTGATTATAGCTATATTGGTAGAGCAAAAATAAGAATACTAAGTTTAGAAAAACAAACAGCTGTTGAAAAATTACCATGGGCCATTCCATTAGATAATACAATAACACAATATCCTTTGATAAATGAACAAGTGATGGTATTAAAAATCGGTGATAGTTACTTTTATACCAAACCACTTAGTAAGTTTAATTTTGTTGGTACAAATGGAGATTTTGTAACTGAAAAGTCCGCGAGTGATACATCAAATAGTGCAATTCCATATTTAAAACCTACAAACAAAGAAAGTTATATTTCACATCCAGTGTTTACTAGTTTGAATCAAACTGGATTTTTTGGAAATTATTTTATTGTCAATCCTTATATTAGATCTGTTAAAAAATACGAGGGTGACACATCAATAGAAAGTAGATTTGGTCAATCTATAAGATTTAGTGCTTATGATGATAATAGATTGATCGATAAGAATATTAAAGATTCGTCTTATGTTCTAGATAAGATTTTATTTAAAAAATCATCCGCTGGTGGATATGGTAACCCAAAAATTACTATTAGAAATAGACAGCGAAATATTTCTAGAGATGTAGATCAATTTGTACATCCAAAGTTACCAAAGATATCAAAAATCAATGGTCAAGAAAAAAATTATGGTGGACAAATTGATGAAGATATAAATCACGATGGTAGCACTATTGAAATATCTAGTGGTGCAACTCAATCCAAATGGAAAACTACAATATATAAAAGTATATTTGGTGTATCTGCGGATAACGAACCAACCGAGGAACAAACCAAATTCAATCCCGATAATTCCACAAAATTTGTAATGCCTGTTCTGACTGGTGACCAAATTGTTATAAACACAGATCGATTGGTGTTGAGTAGTAGATTTGCAGAAACTCTACATTTTAGTAAACAACGTTATGCGGTTGTTACTGATAATGAGTATTCAGTCGATGCCAATGATCAAGTTGTAATAACAACAAATCGATTGACATGTTTAAACTCGCCACAAATATTTCTCGGACAATATGGAGAAACCAACGAGCCAGCGATGTTAGGTCAGACTACGGTTGATTGGTTATATGATTTGTGTAATTGGATGTTGGATCACGTTCATTGGTACCATCATGTACATCCACATCCACATGGTCATGAAGATGCCGGCGCTATCAATCAACAAAATACACTTAATGCTGTGCCGGATCAAACAAATATACCAGTACAACAAATCAAACTACAATTATTAAGAGATAACTTACACAAAACTTTGAGTAGACGAGTATTTTTGACAGGCGGAGGTTATGCTCCTGGAAGTAATGGTGTTAAGCCACCGGGTAGCGGCGCTGAATGTCGTGATCCAGTTAAGATTAATACCGTAACCGGTGAAGGTGTAGTTGGTGATTTCAAAGGTAGAAATCGTCGTGAAGGTCCAGTACAAATCGAATTTGAATTTCAAGATTAATTATGAGCGATTATTATATAGCCTATGAGGAAAATGTAGCTTGGAATGGTAGCGTTTTTAATGCTAATGAATATAGAAGAGCTATAAACTCATTTTATTCAAAAGTTGATCTTGTAAAGCCAAATGCAATAGTGGAGGATGATGCTCCGATCCCAAGTTTTTCTATAAAAAATTTGTCTCCAGACACAAATTTTCCTAATGAATTGGGTTTTAATTTAAGTGGAAAATTTTCAACATCGAAGCGAGATGAACTTACGGGTCTTTTTAGAGTATTTTTAGTTTTGAGTGGAGATGTTAAAGTCCCAAGAATACTGTCAAACGGCAAAACTTTACGAGTAATTATAGCTGCGGACAATAAAAGTTTAATTTCTGTGGGTAAAACTCCAGGTGAAGCCTTCAATTATGCTTTTAAACAACTAAGAGAATCTTTATTACAAACTTTAGCTGATCAAGTTGGTGGTTCTGGTAAAGGAATTAAAGTGGAACGACAAGATCCATTTACTGATCCAGATCCTGCTTTAGTAGGACCACCTACACAAACGATATCAGGAATTGCCAATAAAGCTCCTGTAGTAGATAATCCTAACATAAAACTTCCGTCCCAAGAAGTAAAGTCGTTAGATCCAAATGTAGCACAACAAGCAGCCTCAAAAGCCCAGGACGCAGCGAGTAGTGCTACATCTCAAGTACAAAGTGCAGCTGGAGGATTAACATCGCAGGTTCAAGCAGTTACAGATCAAGCACAAGGAGCAGCTGGTCAAGCACAAGGTGCATTAGAAGGAGCCGCTGGTCAAGCACAAGGTGCATTAGAAGGAGCCGCTGGTCAAGCACAAGGTGCGGTTAGTAATGTTCAGGAATCCGCAGGAGGAGTACTTAGTAATCTTTCATCAGGAGTTAAAGGTGCAATTGGCGGAGGTGCTTTAGGAGCAGGTATTGGAGCATTAGCAGGCGGTGGAAAAGGAGCATTGATTGGGGCCGGCGCTGGATTGGTCGCGGGTGGAATAGCCGGAAAGATAATGGATAAACTTAATCCAGACGGAATCAAACCGGATGGATTGGGTAAAGATTGGTCGCCTAATAAGTTTAGTCCTAAATCTATAGCTGGTAATGAAAAATTTGTTAATGCTAAAACAGGTATGGTTGAATCCACGTCCAAATTAGCTAAAGGGTTAAAAGGTGGATTGTTAGGTGGTGCTCTTGGTGCTGGAGTAGGGGCCTTAGCTGGAGGCGGTAAAGGAGCATTAATAGGCGGATTGAGTGGTACAGCACTTGGTGCCGGATTATCCGTTGGTGGTGTAACAGGAGCAACATTAGCCGGGGGTGGATTAGGAGCCGGAATAGGTGGAATAGTTGGGGGTGGAAAAGGTGCTTTAATTGGAGCTGTATCAGGAGGAGCAATTGGTGCAGCTGCTGCTAAATTAGCAAGTGTTCAAAAAGGAATGCCTAAACCAAATATACCAAAACCACCCAGTACACCCCGTATCAAGACTGTCAAGATACCCAGACCATCTGATACAAAAGGCGCACAAGCATTATTAAATTTACCTAAATCTCGTTTGGGTTAATAATTATATATAATAATATGAAAATAGATATATTAAAAGAATTCATTAAGAAAACAGTGCAACAAGAGGTACGAAACGTAGTACAATCTGAACTTAAACTTCAATTGGCAGAAATATTCTCTAAAGAAGTTATACAATCCAAGAAAAAATCATCTGATTCTGATTTAGAACAACAAATTCTAAAAGAATTGGATGTGATGAATGAATCTGCGGTTGTTGAGGAACCAGTTAAACCCACGAAAAAGTTTGTAAAGTATACCAGTAATCCAATGTTGAATGATATTTTAAACCAAACTACTGGTGGTGTACCACAAGAAGGCAGTATGGTTAGTATGATGGGTGGATATGGAAACAGTACACAAGAAGTTATTACAGAAACCAAAGTGCCTGAAAATGCTCCTGCTCCTGTAAAAGGAGTTTATTCAGCGATAAACAGAGATTATCGTGCTTTACTAAAAGCAGTGGATAGTAAAAAGTCTAAGGTTTAATTATGGCTAAAAAAGCACTAGGACTTAAAATACCGTTTAGATTGGGTCAAGATGGTTATTTTGAAACAAATACTGATACTATTTCACAAGTTTCTAGTAATATACGGAATCTTTTATTAACCAAACCTGGAGAACGCAGGTTCAATAATGCATTTGGTTCTTCATTATATAAAGTGTTGTTTGATCAAAACGAATTGGGTGAAATGTTGCCGATGTTAGTAAATCTTATTCAAAATGATGTAAATAGATTTATGAACGGTATAATAGTTGAAGACGTTAAAGTTCAATTATTGGAAAATGATGTTGTAAATAATAATTATAATAAAATATTTATAAAAGTAGCCTTTAGTTACAAAGAATTACAATCAACAACTGAAGTGATTATCACAAACAATAATATATAATGCAACAATTAATTAACAAAACCTTCAAGGCTAATACAAAAGACGTTTTGTATTTAAATCGTGATTTTACTTCTTTAAAACAACAACTGATTGATTTCACTAAACAGTATTATCCACAAAGTTATAAAGATTTTAGTGAAAGTTCACCAGGCCAAATCTTTATCGAACAAGCGGCTTTTGTGGGAGATGTATTGTCATATTACACTGATTATCAATTTAAAGAAAGTTTTATTCAATTCGCAGGTGAACGTAAAAATATTATAAACCAAGCTCAATTTTTGGGATATAAACCAAAAGTATCTTCAGTATCAACCACTAATGTAGAATTGTTTCAATTGTTGCCCGCGACACGTACTTCGGGCGTTAATGGCGAATATGTACCTGATGAACGATACTGTTTGATTCTAAAACCATATACGCAACTATCTAGCGTATCAGGTGTGTCATTTATAGTCGAAGAAAGTGTAGATTTTAGTCAAGATACTTTATTTTCACCAAGACAAATAAGTGTTTACAATCGTGATAATACAGGAGCACCATTATTTTACCTGATAAAGAAATCCACACAATGTTATTCTGGTAGAATAACAACAAAAACATTTAGTATTGGCGATCCACAATCATTTTTAAAAATAAAGTTAGATGAAACCAACGTGGTTAAAATAATAAGTGTGGTGGATTCTAATGGCAACAATTACTATGAAACACAGTGTCTAGCACAAGATACAATTCCACTATTGATTGATAATGTACCTCTTACTAATCAAACATTATCACCATATAGAAATGAAACCCCTAAGATTTTAAAATATCTAAGAACCGAACGTAGATTTATTACAACGGTAGATCAGAATAATTTTACTTATATTCAATTTGGGGCGAATACAGAAAATTACGAAAATACAGTTATTATACCAAATCCAACTAATGTCGGTGTAGCTTTATCCAATTTAAAGAATCTAAATATATCTTTAGACGGTACAAATGTATTAAAGGCCAATTCATACGGTGTGTCTCCATCAAATACAACATTGACAGTTAATTATGTTGTTGGTGGTGGTTTAGATTCAAATGTAAATTCCGACGAAATAAATAAGATTGCTAGTACAGATTATTTAAATGATGTGACCAGTTTAACTGATAGTGAAGTGATTCTACTAAACAATTTTAAAAATTCACTGAGGGTGAATAACCCACTTTCATCAACCGGTGGTAATGATGCGGATACAGATGAGGAAATACGTCAAAATGCTATATTAAACTTTTCCGCTCAAAATAGAATGGTTACTTCAGATGATATTCTACTAAGAGTATATTCATTGCCATCTTATTTAGGTAATATTTCAAAAGCATATGTTGAAAGCAATTCAAATAGACGTGTTCAATATAACCAATTAATAAAAGGTGTAATAGCCGAAGGCGGAAACGAAACATTAGATTTAAATCCATTAAATCCACTGGATAGAAGAAAGTTTTTGGAATCGAGTAATCCATTTACCAACAATCTTTATTTGTTAGGGTATGATATTAATAAAAATTTGACAACGTTGAATCCAGCTACGTTACAAAAT